TTCGCTTTCACGAATATCTATACTAAAGTTATCTATCGGAACTAAAATTGTACCAATCCTTTTAAATATACTTAATACAACATCGTCAATAAAGTAAGTAGGATCAAAATTACGTCCATCGATTGTCAATCTTGCAGTGCCTTCACCTAAATCAGAATTGTCGTCATTTGCTTCTATTTTAACCATATCGGCTGTAATAGGTTTATTTGACTTAATAATAAATTGATCTTTAGTAATTCCTTGTAAAGGCTCTTGTGGATCAATAACATCAAAGTATATAGCCTCATACTTTACATCGCCATTTAAATCTTTAGCTTCTGCTATGTTAAAGTCGCCTAGCTTGTAACGTTTTTTTCTATGATTTGTTGCAGTTGCAGCAACATACTTTTCTAAGAGTGTAGTTTCTATACCTGCATACACTAACATCTTAAGATCTTGCGCAACACCAAAGTTTGGATCATCTAATCTATACATGTATCTTGGATTAAATATTGAAGCATCAGATAAAAAGTCGTTTACATACGCTCTTTGACTACGCTTTAATAAAGGTTTGAAATAGATATTACTAAACACTTCCTGTGTTAAATCATCTACTCTAAGAGTAAACTCTCTTTCAATTATATTATAACCGAAATAATCTCTAGCAGCAACAGTAAATTTATAAATTCTATCAAAACTAGTAGTACCGCTATCGAAAGTTGTACCGTTAGAATCAAAGAAAATTAACCCTTTAGTTAGTATAGGATTTCCGCCATGTATTTCGTCATGATCGTCTACTGTGGCGTATTGTGCAGGTTTGCCGATTATTTCTCCTGTATTGTTTAACATTAATCCGTTAGGTAAACTTCCTTTAGTTAATGTATATGTTACATTTGCATTTGGAACTGTCGTATTAGCAATGATGTTTAAATTACTTATTGCGTTTGAACGTATGCTTCCTAAATCAGGATCTGTGACCCAAGTAAGTTCTGTATCAAATTCTCCTAGTACTCTTACTGTAAATGTTTTAGTAACACCAGTTGCTTCAATACTAGTACCTACAGGAATAATTTTAGTATAAGAAGTTCCGCCTCTAATTGCAGGAAGATTTTCTCTATACTCCGGATTACCTAATGCATCGTATCCAAGTAAATCTGGTCGGCCATCTTTATCTGCATCAACTGTGTCTGGGCCTGAAAGTATTTTTTCAGTTATTCTAAGAGTATCAAAGTCTGTTGATGTTAAGACTGATGCAATAGTAAGTATATTTCCATTTCCAAAATCCCATACGGTGCCAGGTAGTGAAGCTGCAACATCTAAATCTATTTTTTTAATCTTAATATAATTGTCCCCGTAGTTAGGTCGATTCGACATTGCAACATCTTCTATTACATCAAGTTTAACATTTTGTAAATTTACAACTCCTGCATATCTATCTGCTGTGACAGTAAATTTATATTGTTTTGAAACATCTGGTTGATAAGGAACTCTGCCTGCAATTTCTCCTGTTAATCCATCTAATTGCATACCCGGAGGAATAATACTTTTTGTTTCAGGTTCTACTACTTCAAATTGACTTGAAGAAGTTGCTCTTAAACCTGTTGCAGGATCTATAGGAAGTTCTCCTGATATGTCATAAAATCCGTCTACTATCCCACCTGAAGATAAAAATTTATATTTTCCTGGATTTGTAGATTTTAATGTATAACTTATAGTACCTTGTACATCTGAAGGATCAAAAGTTTCTAAAAATAGTGTAACATAGTTGTTTGCTCTTCTAACACCTAAGTCTGATGGTGTTAACCAGACAACATTTCTAAATGATGTAACATCTGATGTAAACACTCCTGTGTCTACAGTCATAAGCGTGTTGTCTGCTTTTAAAAAATCATCGCCTACAACAAATATACTAAAAACTCTGTCTGTTTCTGTTTCGCCGTCGCTTGCAGTAACAATAAATTCGTAAGTACGATTTAATTTTTTTGGCACTTGTGGCGAAGTTAAGTCATCATAAGCTCTTGTATCATAGAAAAAACTATCAAAGCCTGTAACATTTAATACACCAAAATCATAAGGTTGTTGGTCAAAACCTAAACCGTCAAACACTCCTTTTGATTGTTGGGTAACATCTAATGCCTTAATAGGATCAATTACGCCAACAATTCTTCCATCCTTAGTTAGTGTTGTTCCAGGCGGTAATACACCGTTTCCTGGTTTTATATAATACTCTAAACTATCTCCTGCTGGAAGATCGTCATCTATAGCAGTAAGCTGAAAATCTATTATACTATTATCTAATATAAAAGTTAAATTATTAGATCCGACTGGCAATCTACCTTCTCGAGTTTGCCATTCTGGTGCATCCGGTCCTGCAACAGTCATTATAAAAGTTTTATCTTCTAGTATATTTTCCGTTGTAGCTCTAATACAAAATTTAAAATCAGTAGTTCTTAAAACTTGCAGAGGAGTTCCAACCAAGCTGCTATTTTCTAGTCTTACTCCTGGAGGCAATTCGCCACTTATTTTTTGAAAAGTAATTGTTTGTAGATCTGTGCCTTCTTCTAATGGAAGAGGCAATTCTTCTAACGTAACTTCCTCTTCAAAAAGACCTAAATTATAATTAGAATCCACACTCCATATTGCCATAACGATTAATCCTTTTTAGTATTTATCGTATTATCATAAAGGTGGCAACTGTCCTAAGTCAAATTCTATTCCTGCAGGTTCAGTAAATGACCCAAACTCAACATTAGCTGTTGCTAAAAGTAACTCAAAAGTATTTGTTATATTACTTTGTACAAACGATCCAAAGTCAAAATCGAAAAGCGCATCATTAAAATTTACACCTTCAATATTACCAAAAAAGTTTCCGTAAATATTACTATTTGTACTGTTAATTATTATACTACTATCTTGTGTATTGTAAATATCGCCTTGTACATCAGCAATTACTCTAAAATCACCGCCTTGTAAATCTCCAGCTAATTCAGGCGCTGGGTCATTTTTAATTGCAGTTTTTAATAAAATGTTTTCTCCATTTTTGACAACAGTTTTTATAGGTCCGTCGCTTTGAATATTAAAAAAATTATTTACTGGAGTAACTGTTAAAGCATTGTCTACACCAATTTGTAGATCAGGTCTGCTATTAGTAATTGTAATAGTATTTTCGTTTTCTACTAATTGAATATCGTTGCCAGCAACTAATGATCTAAACTGTAATTCGCTACCGACTTCTTGTTTATATACATCAACGCCGCCAGGAAGACTTGCAGCAGATGTTTGATCTAAAGTAGAGAGTTCTGTGTTTACATTTGTAAAATTAGCATTAACTTTTAAAAATGCTTCACGTAAATCATCTCCACGACCGTCGTTTGCTGTATTACCTAAATTTATTAAATTTATTTCTGCCATTGTCTATTCCTCTTATACTATTTATCCTGCCCCAAATTTAAATCTTATTGTAGTTAACGGAGTAGATCTTTGGAAGGGCATATATGCAATTCTGTTATTACCACCTTGAATACTGTCTTGATCATCATAGTCATCTGTTGCACCTTCATATAATAAATTTTCTGTGCTATTTGCTATCATCCATGTTTTTAATTCTTCAGGTGTCATACCTGGGTTTGCTTCGAGCACACATGCTAACATTCCACATACGCTTGGAGATGCCATGCTTGTGCCACTTATCTTCATTAGATAACTATTTGAATCTAGAGGATTTTGTACTCTTGTAACACCGCCAGCTTGTATATCATTTGTGTTTGATGGATTGTCTGTACTACTTACGCTGTAAATTTGTGTTCCAGGTGCATAGATATCTACTCCAGGACCGCACTCACTTGACTCTGCTTTGTGTTCAAGACCGCCTTGATATGTTATGTCTAAATTACCTACTATTATAGCATCTGGTGAACTTGGCGAGCTTCCTCTGTGATAATATTCAGTGCCTGCACTCGTAACTGCATAGTTATTATAATCTGTGCCGCCAGGAACGTCAACTTTATGATATTTGTTTCCAGCAGCAATACATACGTGTACACCTTCGTCTATTAATTCTTGCACGTCTACATCTACACTGCTTACTCTATTGTTCATTTGGTATGTTGCTACAGGTGTGCCAGGTAAAGGAACAATGCCGTAGTTTTGCCATCTATAAGTTTGGTTT